CACGGATCCTGACATTCTAGCCTTGCACGAGCAGATAAAGGAGATCCAAAGGAAATTTACGGAACGGTGGGATGAAGCGATGAAAAGCCTCCCTGCAGATTTAGACTACAGCGTCGAGTTCGATCACAAGAATTCTCGTGTTCTCATTCGGTATAGGAAGAACGATGTCTAAGAAAAAGATTTCCAAGAAAGTCAAAGCTGTCGAGGATGAACAGCCGACACGGAGAATGAGCGATACGATTCTCATGAGAATGCTCGACGACCATATGCAGGAAAGCATCAGCGAGATCGCAGACATCTATCAGAGGTTGTGTTCACTGATGGGTATGAAGTTCATGAAGTTCGAAGAACGGACAGCCGTTCAGACGAGCAGGAATGCTGACACTGGAAGTCAGGCAGTGGAACTGGCTAATCGTATCGCTTCGTGGCGGAAACAGTGCGATAGAAGGAGGTTCAAGTCACAGGTTGTCATGGATATCGTCACGGATGGATGTTCCATTGCGAACGTGATGCGAAGAATGAAACTGAAGCGAGCCTGTGTTCAAGCCCATCTTCGTGCCTGTCTGACGTTATGGTCGATAGGTCGGAAGAGGGCAGGCCCCCAAGAGTTGAAATTCACGACTAGTCAAATATCCGTATGTTGTGCAAAGCCTCAAAAATCCTGAATGGCCTAAAAATCCGCAGTTATTGGTCGGTTTCGGGGCTTGTTCTTCTGCAAACAAGGCGCTAGAATTAGCCATCCTCGAAATTCTGTCTGTTTCGCATCCCCGCTCCAGCCTTGGCGGCGGACGGGACGCTCCCGACTTCTTGGTCTTCGCGCTTGGTGGATTCAGGCGTGAACGCAAAGCCGAGAAGTCGGGAGCGAGCGAACGTCTGGATGGTTCCAATGACATCTCGTTCATCTATCGCACAGGAACTGATTGGCGATGCGCCGTATCAGGTCGAAGACTTCCTCGGTGAAGACGACACTCCCGAGACATCCGATGAGCTCGAGAACGAAGAAGCCGAAGAAGCGAAGCAGATCCTCTCCGAACTATATGTCGAACCCGGTGCCAAGCTGAAACGCGGCGGCCGACCCCCTTCCATGTCCAAGAAGGCTCTTGAGCAGTTGCGTCTATGTTGCGTCGCGGGCTTGACGGATGAGGGGATGGCGGCGGTGCTCCGCGTTAGCGTGAAAACCTTTCAGAACTGGAAGAAGAAATCGCCGGGTTTTCGCAACCTTCTCAAGCGCGCCAAGCTGCTCGCCGATCAGAAGGTGGTCGTCGCGCTCCACGAACGAGCCGTCGGATACAGCCATCCGTCCGAGAAGATCTTCTACGACAAGGACAACTCCGAGATTATTCGCGCCCCGACCGTCCAGCACTATCCACCGGACACACAGGCGGCACGCCTCTGGCTGACGAACCGACAGCCCGGAGTGTGGCGTGATCGTCAGGACATCCAGCATAGCGGGCCGAACGGTCAGCCGCTCGCAGTGAACGGTGGCGTTCAGGTGCTCATACAGCAAGTCGATGCGATGGAAGCGAGCAAGACGTATGGCGCATTGATGAAGTCGCTGGAGCCGATGCGTGAAGCTCCGGTCGCTCTGTCTGCTCCTTCCGCACCGACTATTGAGAATGATCCCTCCGATGAATTCCTCTGAAGGGTGCCGTCCTAGAGCCTGAGGGCTGAATGACGGTTTGCTGGGAGACGAGGCTTCGCTCATCAACCTGACTGGAGACAGTCGCGGCTACATGGGAAGGCCGGAGCTTCGTCTCTTCAGTGTGGAGGTAGGGAACGATGAAATACAGCGTCGGACTTGACGACATCGACTGGAACGACAACGATTCCATCAATGCTGCCTACCTCCAGATCTTCAAAGAACGCGGTATCCGTCTCCAGCGACTGATGGAAGCGGACGAAAAGCAGATTCGTGACATCAAGCATTACTATCGCGACCACATCCCGGACTTCATCGAGGATTGGGGCGTCACGTTCGATCCGCGTAACGTCGCACGAGGCATTCCAGCCATCGTGCCGTTTTTGCTGTTCGACGTCCAGCGTCAATTCGTCGATTGGATCGTGCAGCGATGGAAAAACCGCGAGCCGGGCGTTGCGGACAAGAGCCGCGACATGGGTTTCTCGTGGCTCTGCGTCGGCACGACCTCATCGCTCTGCATCTTCTACGACAATCTGGCCATCGGGTACGGATCGCGCAAAGAGGAATACGTCGACAGCACCAAGGGCATGAAGGCGCTGTTTCCGAAGGCGCGGACATTCGTTCAGCATCTACCTCCGATGTTCCGAGGCGGATGCGACGTCAACAGAGACAGTTCCAATCTGCGCATCTCGTTCCCTTCGACCGGCTCCTATATGTCGGGCGAGGCTGGCGACAACATCGGCCGAGGCGATCGAACTGGCCTATACATCGTGGACGAATCAGCGTTCTTGGAGCGCCCTGAGCTCGCAGAGAACTCGCTGTCGCAGACTACTGACTGCCGTATTGACGTCTCGTCGGCCAACGGAACGGCCAATCCGTTCTATGAGAAGGTGTCCAACTACCCGGCGAGTCGTCGCTTCACGATGCACTGGAAGGATGATCCGCGCAAAGACGACTCGTGGTACGAGGAACAGAAGCGACGCTGGAACCCGGTGGTCGTCGCGCAGGAAATTGACATCGACTATACGGCCTCGGTGGAGGGCATCCTCATTCCAAGCCTGTGGGTCAATGCAGCGGTGGACGCGCACATCAAGCTCGGCATCCATCCGTCTGGTGATCGCTTCGGCGCATTGGACGTGGCGGACGAGGGCAAGGACGGCAACGCATTCGTCGGTATCCATGGTTGCGTCGTCGAGGTCTGCGAGGAATGGAGCGGCAAGGGTATCGACATCTACCAGACGACCGCTCAGTCTTTCTCGATCTGCGATCTCAACGGATACAAGAAGTTCCGATACGACTCGGACGGTCTTGGAGCCGGTGTGCGAGGCGACTCTCGCGTCCTTAACGAGAACCGACCGCATGGCCAGAAGATCAACGTGATCGCATATCGCGGTTCTGGCCCTGTGCAGGAACCGGACAAGACGGTGAAGGGGACAGACCGCAAGAACAAGGACTTCTTCGCCAATGCCAAGGCTCAGGCATGGTGGGACGTCCGCGAGCTATTCGAGAACACGTACAATGCGGTCGTCAATGGACATCCCTACGACCCGGACAGCATCATCAGTCTGCCATCCAAGCTAAAGAATCTGGCGAAGCTGAAGCGCGAGCTCAGTCAACCGACCGGCAAGCCGAACGGAGTCGGCAAGTATGTCGTGGACAAAGCGCCTGATGGAATGCCGTCGCCCAACTGCGCAGACGCACTGGTGATTGCCAAGGCCCGAGTGAAGGAACCTTTGGTGATCTCGGCTGCTCTGCTCGAGAGATCCGCAATGTCCAACCTGAGGTACAGACCCGATGGAAAACGCTCGTTCTCTTCCTATGCCGATCTCTTCCGCTAACAGGAACAAGACAGTCCTTCTGCCGAAGGGCAGACAGCGCCCGACCTTCCAGGGCGACTACGTCAAAGCCCCGAAGGACAAAGAAGGATGGAAGAAATTTTTGTTCGAGCGTGACGAGAAAGACTATTGGAAGAAAAATCAAGCGTTCGACTTCTTGCAAGTTGTCCCGCATCATCTGGCCGACGGTGTGATCTTCACGTGCCCGCATCTGGGCCATCCAGAACACGCTCATGTCCTCTGGGGCAATCACATTGGCGTGGGATTGCAGCCGGGTCCCGGACGTATCGACGCGGCGGCCATGAGATTCAGGGGCGAGGTCGTCTTTCTGCAGAAATCGCCGAACGCCAGTCTCGCCGGACGCTGCCTCTGTCAGTTGGCTTGCGGTGTGCGAATGACTGTCGTCAACAACGAACTCCTATGGTGTGAGTGATGGCTCTCCCTCGTCGCAATGCTCGCAAGAGAATCAAACGCAAGTCGCGTTCCAAGAAAGAGGTTGCGCCGAAGCCGATCGCAGAAGCCATCAAGGCTATCGAGATCAAGCCGGGGCCTCCGCAGCCTTGGCATACGTTCCTCGGCAACGCCGCTCAGGTCTCGAAGCTGAAGAAAGCCGGCGTCCTCGTCAGCCCCTTCACGTTTCCAGAGTTTCCAAAGGGCGTCGTTCCGCCGGACAACGGGTTCGAGGGATCGAACGCTAGACCCATGGCGAAAGACAATGGTCTGACAGGTCCGCAGGCATGGGCAACTCAACAGGTCTACAACGGAGCGTTCTTCAACGGTGTGACCTTCATGGGTTACACCTACCTGTCGGAACTGGCGCAACGGCCAGAGTATCGTCGTTTCTCTGAAGTGACCGCGACCGAGATGACGCGACGCTGGATCAAGCTCAAGTCCAAGGCAACCGACAGAGACGCCAAGGTCAGCAAAGCCGACAAGATCCGTGAGCTCGAAGCGGAGATGACGCGTCTCGACGTTCAGGGTGCGTTCCGCAAGGTCGCAGAACTGGACGGCTTCTTCGGTCGAGCGCATCTATACATCGACACTGGCAATACCGGTGATCTCGACGAGCTGAAGACACCGATCGGCGACGGATCGGACAAGACGACCAGATTGAAATTCGGTAACAAGAGCAAGCGCGGATTCCTGCGCGCTCTCAAGCCTGTCGAGCCGGTGTGGACATACCCGGCCTTCTATAATGCGATCGATCCTCTCAAGGACGATTGGTACAAGCCTCAGTCTTGGCTTGTGCAGGGGACAGAACTTCATCACTCAAGATTGCTTACCTTTG